CTCTTCACTTTGACCGTACTTAATTATAGCTAGCACGGAACTATCTCCTCCATTTGTAAACGCAGGATCAAATCCTGCTAAGTACAATGGCGGAGATGACCACCTGGGTTCTTTGGTTACATCGTACTTTCGGAAATCGGCTTCGGAATAAATTCCCTCCTCAGATCCTACTGGAGCTGGAAAACTTCGGATAAAGCGCCAAAAAGAAAGAGAGTTCTCCCCCTCGTTATCCATAGCGTACTTAACTTGCTTCGAGGTTAATAAAAAAGGCCACTTATCGTCATGCTCAATGTTGGGGGTTTTCAGCCCGTCTAAGTGGATACACTTACCGGTCTTTGTCTCCCACTCGCTAGCGTCGACATTGATAGAATTCCACCCGTCCTTAGGCGTAGAAAAAACTCCGAAGGGATCATATTGAGAGTTAAAGTTACCCAAAGCAATACACTGAAACTGAGGGTTAGAATTGAGATTGTTAATAGCCTCAAATACAGAATTGGTCACATCGGTAGCTTCGTCGATGATTAAAAATACTCGCTTGTTCTTCAGCCCGATTAATTTCGCAGTGGCTTCTTTCTCTTTGTCTGGGCTTGAGGGGACGAGAGTTATGGAGGAACGATCTGAGGCTTCACTAGATTCTGATATATCGAGAACGATCTTGCCCATTGAGTCTACCAATTTCCCCGGGAGTCCCGGGACTTGCATGTACCGCTCACGTACTGACCCCCATAATCGTTTTCTAGCCTCTCGAACACTTGTTGTTGTAACTAAGACTAGAGTTTCATGGGGGGCGCAAAGCCAATTCACTAGGCCCCACATAGCCATCGTTGATGTTTTCGCTGAGGACTTAGGCCCAGAAATAGCCAAATAAGTTTCTTCGCAGGCCCGCTCAATCATCCATTCAGCCCAAGGATGCCAATGAAAACCATTCTTATGTTTTGTTTTATGGTATGGCCATAGGATATTTACAACGTTCTTAAAGTGCTGGGCTTTCCCCAATCCCCCATCCTCCGGCTTTAGTCCGGTCTTAAAGGCTAATAATTCTATATCGAGATCTCCAGCCCCCTCAGGCCAAGACTTTCCATATTTTTCTATAGGCAAGGTACTAATCTGCATATTCGATTGACAGATGTCAATTTAAGTTCACTCTAACCGCCACGATGAAAAGACAAATAGAAAGACCAAAATATGAACAGCTGCACAAAAGGAAAAGTTGGAGAGCGTGAATGGCGGGATGTTCTCAAAGCGGAAGGCTACGAGGCGAGGCGCGGGAGGCAATTCTCGGGGAGTCCCGAGTCGCCGGACGTTATCTCGAACCTCCCTTTTCACTTTGAGGTCAAGCGGGTTGAGGCCCTCAACATTAATAAAGCTATGGAACAGGCCAAGAGAGACAGTGGCAAGAGTGTGCCAGTGGTGGCCCATAGAAAAAACAAGTGCGAATGGCTTGTTACGATGGCTGCAAAAGACTGGCTTGAACTAGTACGTGAAAAACACGCAGACGCATGTGCAACTGCGCCCGTGGCAGGAGCAATCCAAAAGCACTCTACTTCTGGCAATTCGGAACCACTTAGTAGCACTTGATTCTTCGGATACGGGAACTGGTAAAACCTATACGGCTTGCGCGGTAGCTAAGGAGCTTAAACTAGAATTTGCAATCATAGCTCCAAAGATTGTTCTCCCAGCTTGGAAAGCTTGTTGCGCCGCTTTCGGGATCAAACCTAAGTTTATCCTTAACTATGAAAAACTACGGACTGGGAATACTGAATACATAAAGAAACTCGCGAATAAGCAATGGAGCTGGAAGCATAAAGGGAAAGACTTCTTGTATATCTTCGATGAAGTTCATCGTTGTAAGAGTTACAAGTCACAAAATGGGGCTATGCTGGAAGCCGCGGTTGGCTCGAATGTTCTTATGCTGTCGGCTACTGCTGCTGGAAGTCCTTTAGATATGAGGTTTACAGGTAGGCTTCTGGGGCTCCACAACGGAGTAGATTTTTTCAAATGGCTTCATAAGAACGGGGTTGTAAAAGCCCCGTGGGGTGGATTGGCTTTCTTTGGCGGTAAAAAAGTATTGGTAGATATTCATACTAAAATATTCCCAAGTAAGGGTGTGCGAGTGAAGATAAGTGATCTTGGTGGCGCCTTTCCGTCTAACCAAGTTATTGCGGAAGCTTTAGATATCTCCCCTAAAATTGGAGAACTCTATCAGAAGGTGGAGGAGGAGATAGCTGAGCTAAAGGATAAAGCTCAGTCTGATATTAATCCTGAGAACCCGCTTACCAAGCGGCTTCGAATGCGGCAGGAGGTTGAACTACTTCGAGTCCCCGTACTCGTTGACATGGCTGAAGAATTTATCGAGGAAGGAAAGAGTATTGTTTGTTTTGTAAACTTCAGGCAGACACTTGACGCAATCGGGCAGAGGTTGAAAAAGCATAACCCAGTTTATATTTTGGGGGATCAAACCGCGGAAGAAAGAGAATCGGCTATCAAATCTTTTCAGTCGAACAAATCCTTTGTAATCATATGTCAAATTGCCGCCGGTGGCGTGGGGGTAAGTCTTCACGATCTTCACGGTCGGCCTAGAGTATCATTGATAAACCCAACATACTCTGCCATAGATTTAAAACAGGCATTGGGGCGTATTCATCGCGACGGAGCGAAATCCCCGGCGTTACAGTATATTTTATTTGCAGCGAACTCCGTTGAAGAAGAAGTAAGTAAGTCCGTAAAAATTAAACTAAAAAATATTGATTTACTAAATGATGGCGATTTAATGACCCACAATTAGCGCTTGACGATTTTAATTCTGTTGGCACACTCCTTTCCACGCAGATGGAAACTCAACACGCAAGGTATAGCCCAAGCACTCTAAAGAGCAGAGAACTATGCCCGGGATACGAGCCAAAACGCGGTGGTGAAGTTCATATTGTAACTCAACGAGGGACCGCTATGCATCACTCCTGCGAAACTTCTGACTTCTCAAAACTCAATGCGGACGAAACTAAATTGGTTATGAAATGCTTGGACTATATCGAACGTCTAAGAGCGGAGTTAACCACCGATGCTTGATCTAAAAGAAATTAAGCTAGAGGTTTTTGATCAATGGGGTTTTGTTGATCGATTGATGATTCGTGGGGATAAAGCCCATCTAATAGATTACAAATTTGGATTCAACCCGGTCGATGATGCCGAGCATAATGCTCAAATGTGGGCTTATACTTTAGGGGTATTTGATAAGCATGATTATATTAAGCAAGTTACTGTTCATATTCTGCAGCCTAGGCTCGACCTTATTTTTACTCACGAGTTTACCCGAGAAGAGGACTACGAAAGAATACACAAACGAATAAAAGGAATCATAAACAAATGCAAAAATCACACCGAAGCGGATTATACTCCGGGGGAGCAATGCATCTATTGCCACAAACTTCCGGATTGCCCAGCAATTCATGGAGCTACTATGCAGATCGTTAAAGCATATGATATGGCTCATGAAGCCCAACTACCGGAACTCTTTAACCCGGGACAGCTAGCCACCCCAGAGCGAAGAGCGCAAGCCCAGAAGATCGCGATGGTTATGGAGGCTTGGTGTTCTAGCGTTCGTAAATACAATTTAGAATTCGCCAAAGAGGGCGGAGAGATTCCTGGCTATGGTCTCAAAGAAATTCAGGGCCGTAGGGAGATTAAGGACTCCGAAAAGACTTGGAATTTGGTTAAGAATAAACTTACTCCTGAGGAGTTCAGCTCCGCATGCGAGGTTAAGTTCACAGATTTGGCCGATCTAGTTGCGGCTAAAGCGCCTCGCGGTCAGAAGACCGTGGCGAAAGAACAACTGGAAGATGAACTTATCATTGCCGAAGCAATGACGCGTGGTGAGCCATCTTATCAACTAAGAAAAAACAAAGAGATAAAGCAAATAAAAAACTAAATATGAAAACATCATTCAGTAAAAAAGATCAGCAAGCAACGGAAGTGCAAGAAGAAAAGGCATTGGTGGCAGTCCAAGAAAGGGCTCCATCAATCATCAACAAAAACTCATCGGTTGACGGCGAATTCCGAGCCTCCGACTTTTTGATCCCTCGGATCAATCTGGTCGGCAAGACAGGAAACTTAAGTAATAGTTTCCAGCCTGGCTCATTCGTGTTCAATAAGGAAACGGTTGTGGGAAGTAAAGAAGCTCCTATGGAGGCAATTATTACTCACATCCAAAAGAAGTATATTCAAGAGATTCCTTATGGTACGGATGTCATTCCAAAGATTCTGGCCTCGCAAGCTGAAGTAGAAGCTGCTGGCGGAACTTTGGATATTGCTGAGGATACGGACACTGATCGGTATATCCCGTTCCTTGTGCTGACTATCCTAGCAGCAGAGCCGAAGGAAAAGAATCCTATCTTCTCGCTAGAAGGACCGGATAAAAAGAACTACGCGCTGGCCCAGTATAATCTCACAAAGAGTGCATACCGTGGGGCTGGTCGCCAACTGCTAACAGATAGTCAAACTGTCCTAAGGGGCGGGTTGACCAAGGGTCGTTATCAGATCAATAGCAAGTTAAATACGAATGCTATGGGTAGCTGGTACACGCCAACTTTCAAGTTGGTTGGTACTAATAACGACGAATTTCAAGCTTGGTCTTCAAGTTTGATCTAAGGTAATGAAGAAGGGGAGACGTTCCGGAATGGTGCGGCGCGAGAAGCGCCGACAGGTTAGGTGTGTCCTGCCGCGTGAAACACCGGACGTCCTCCGCCAAATGGTTAAATTCTTCTCTGAACTACTGGAGTCAAAATTTCAGAATGTAACGCAAGTAAGGGGTATATGGATCAAAACGAAATAGTACCACCTTCAATTCATGAGGTGGCTTCAGAAGCCTTCACTACTGTCACTAAAATTATGGAGGCAGGGTCAGATAAGAGCGCGTTTGGGGAATGGTTCCATAAGGATTCTCGTAGGTATAACTCCGATAGGGTAATTAACCATGTTTGCCAAGCCATGATGCAATTGGATGGTAATGCGCCGACACCGGATTCGAAGGGCGAGGATTACATCGCGCATCTAGAACGGGCTCTGGTGCGAGCCGCCTTTCTACTATTTAAATGCAAAAGGGGGAAGATTGAATGATTACTATATTTCACTCAGTGGTTGACACATTTCTTTTATGGGTATTTATCAAGATAAGTAAATTGTGGTTCAGCGCAGTTGTCTTTGGAACAGATCCGGAAGATGGTAGGACTACATCTTTATTCTTTTTTGTTGACGGGATACATGCCGAACAATGTATGAACTTTATTGAAAAAGAGAAACAGGAGAAAAATGATAATTAATTGGGTGTGGGGAAAGCTTAAGGTTTCTACTCTGCGACAAACGGAAACTAAAAGCACAAAGCTCTCAGTAAAGAAAGGTAAGGTGTCAAGTGGAAAATCGAAGAGAACAAAAAAACGATAGACTAGCTCAAGAAATAGTTGCAGAATTGGATTATCTTTTAAAGGAGGGATTTTTATGTCTAAAGAATACAACGGAACCATGCATTGTTTTAAGCCCGGAGGCTCGCATATGAGCATAGACTCGATCATCGATGCAGATGCTATGAGAGCTCAGCCTAAATCCATGCAGCAAGAGATTCATCGTGTTCATCAATTTTACAAGCGAGTAACCGATCTGGCGGAATCAAACCATAAAACGGCCCATACTCTTGTGGGAGAGAATGGTCGTTTAGAAAATGAGAACGAAGGATTAAGGGAGTTCTGCCAGGAACTTCTTACATCCTTAGCCGATCTTGAACACGAATGCTCAGACGTTCGCCACAAGGTAAGGGCTGCCGTCCTCGAACTACTACCACAACAGAAAGAAGATAAAAATGATTGAACTTGGTATCCAAATTAAAAATGAAGTAGGAACAGATAAGATTAGTGTAGAAATGTTCCCGAAAGATTCTGAAGCTAACCCCATTGAGAAAGACGTTCTTTCCGGAATTTTTCCTCATGTGGTGGAGCTTTTAAACGGTCTGCTCGGAGGAGAAGGTTTTCGGAAGATGGAAAAGCTGGCTAAAGATGGGGCTAACCAAGAATCTCGTCTTGTAAATAAAGACGGAGCCCCAGTCTCAATTCCGATGACCGAAGAATATCTTACCAAAAAGGGATTAATCGAGCCGGAAGGCGGAGTTACCCCTATTGATAAGGACTCCGTAATAATCGTCGACTAATGTTATCGGCCAGCTATAAACTGGCTGAAGAATTCGTTATTATTCCTTACCCATTTGTGGGTAAGGAACGTAATGAAATAGAGGTTGAATACGCGACACTTCTTAACCAAGGGGTTAAACTAACTGAAGTGTCTGATATAATCCTCCATGCATTAGAAATATTATTAA